TCCATCCAGTCTCTTGAAACTCTTCATTATCGGTAGCTTGAACGTGGTAGAATTCTTCCGTATTACCACCCTTTACGGTCTGATTCGCACATTTACCTTGAAGGAAATGATTGAATTGAATAGTACAATCTCCGTCTTTGAGTATTCTCAACGATAGGTCTGTATCTTCGTTATATCGACCTCTCCATCGATGGACTCCTGAATTCTTGATGAGATTACAAGAATATATCCGTGTGTTCTTTACATACGGAGGATACTTCTGATTAGGAGCAATAAAGAATCGGTACTGTAATCCAGCCATTTGCACGTTCTCATATCGATCACAAAAATCTTCGCAGGATCTGAATAACGCACCATTCTCTACTCGGTATCTAAAGTTCTTTTGAAGTCGATAAAAATCTGCAATGTTATCATCCATCACCCAATGCCATTCTTCATCGAGAACATCTTGTGAGTGATCCCAGCACCAGTTTCTAGCTCGCCCAGGTCCATCTCCGTGATTAGCAAAAGGAAGTAGCAGAAGTTTAGCATATGGCCTAAGTTTAAATTTATCAAGGGCTTTTTCATATGGATCTTCATCCTGCGGCTCAATCGCAATATAATGATAAATCTTCATCCGAGATAAACTTTTTGAAGTGATCATACTATCTGCACGTCCTTTGGATATAATATACAAAGGATATTGTGGATAATGTTCGGGTGCTCCTGTCATTACATAAAATTAGTTAGGGTTGAGGTCAATTTAGGTTTGTAAACCTTTTTGCAATATTTACGATTCTTACGTACACCATCTTTTTCATAAAGTTTAACACCTTCTGGAAATTTTGCCTGAATATATTCGAGGGCTTCGTAAGCTAAGTCTGATTGATCTGGTCCTGGACCACTTATCGTAACTCCTTTTGATGTCATTGAACGATTGACAAAACACCATTCTATAGACTTACGAGAATTAATTCCTCGTGATAAACATTCATAGAGAAATAATAAATCCTCTCCTTTTCTGATTGGACAAGTCAATTTTTCTTCTAAATTGATTGCGGCACAAACAATATCGGATATCTTTTTACCATCAAAAAAATACATTCCAGATACTGCAACCGTATCTAGATATTCTTTATCTGGAGGCGGATGTGATGATGCTAGGTCAGTTACTCCAACAATTCCAATATCTGGTTCATCTAACCATTTATCAAACGTATCGTATGCAAGTAAAATTTCATCGGGAGTTGCATCTCGTCTAGACTTTTCCATATTAGATTTGCCTGTCCAATACTTTGAGTTTCTACGCCAAAGAATGAGATCATCATCAATCACAGCATACTTAATTGATCCTGCGTGTTGGTAGATAAATTTTCTTGTCTCTGCTAGTTGACACTCGCAACCAACAATATATTCAGGCAATTCAAGATAATCACAATCATAATCATAAAGATGGCGTTCACCAGACTCTACAACCATTACGACCTTTTTCTGTAACTCTTTGGGAAGATTCTCAAATGTTACCTGATTATCAGTCCTTCGGATAGTAGGAATGTAAATGCGTTCAATCATATCATAAATTTATCAAGTGAATTACTATTTTTTGGTTTATAAACTTTCTTCCAATATTTCACATTTTTCATTTTACCATCTTTCTCAAATATCTTTACACCGTGTGGAAATTTCTTTTGGATATATTTCATACAATCATAATGTTCATCAGTTTGAAAATAATCTTCAGGCGTATCTTTTCCTTCAAACATACCTTTCCAAACAATTCTGGAATCTTGTAAATCTTTATCAACTTGACTCCTATTATCAAACATCCATTCTTCCGATTTTCTACTATTGATACCTCGTGATAATGCTTCGTAAAGAAACAGCATATCCTCTGATACTCTTACGGAAGAAATATCCATTTCATCGATAACTTCGGATATCATTCTACCATCATAAAAAACATATGTGTTTACATTTGTAGTATCTCGGTATAGTTTATCACCAGGAGGTTCATCCGGCCACGAAAGTCCAACGATACCTATATCTGACTCATCTAACCATTTATCCACAATTTCATACATCTCAGAAATTTCTTCAATTGTAGCAGTCCGTCTGGACTTTTCCATATTAGACTTTCCAGTCCAATACTTAGCGTTCCTTCGCTTGATAATAATATCATCATCGACCATTGCATATTTGATTGTACCAGCGTGTTTATGAATAAACTCCCTAGTTTGTGCTAATTCTGTATACGTACCTACAATCTTTTCTGGTACTACAAGATATTCACAATCATAATTATATAAAGGTCTATCATCAGGCCTTAGAACCATTATAACTCTCTTCTTTAATTCATCAGGAAGATTGTTATATGTAATTTGATTATTTTCTCTTTTCGCGGTAGGTATGTAAATGCGTTCAATCACTCTTCCTCCATCCAGCGGAGAAGTGAATTTGCTGTTACATCGAGGTGAGGATGCCAAGCGGACTTTGTCTTTTCGGTCAATCTTTGATCTATTCTTTTTTGGAAATCTTCGTAGTCTTCCTTTGTTCTGAAAGACATAATGACTTGCTTGTAGGCTTTATTCTCTTCTTGAGTAAAAGATGGCATATTCTTCCAGTGTTTTCTCCACTGCTCGATATCTGCTTCTTCATTTATACCGTCTTCACCATCCTCCATAAAACTACCAAGGGAAGTCGGTAGACTTTCGTCCTTAACTTCCCCTAGGTAATTGTCATAATCTGCTGACTCTTTCACTTCAACTTTAAGTTTTTTTGCCATAATATACCTTCATTATTAAATTAATAGTTGTATTATACACCAACTTTAGGTCATTGTCAAGTCTTTTTTGTGGCTCCCTGGGCTGGGTTCGAACCAGCGACTTTCTGATTAACAGTCAGACGTTCTACCACTGAACTACCAAGGAATTCCTGGAGGCTCCGATCGGGATCGAACCGACATACGAGGTTTTGCAGACCCCTGCCTAACCATTCGGCCACAGAGCCGTCAACTATCTAATTGAGAATAATATGAGCCTTTCTCCCATATTCGTAATTCGTGAGCCCGACGGACCATAAGTCCTTTATTGTGTCTTCCACCAGCACATACAAATCCGTGTTTAGAATCAAATGCGTGGATTTTAAACGATCTAATATCTCCATTATTCAAGGCTTTAAGAGCTTTGGAGGTACTAAATGCAAAAGGTCCTATATTATACACCAGGGAAACTAAAGCATTTCTCTGGTGATGAGTTATGTTAACCTTTACGTGACGATCAACAACTTTGTTACTTTCTAGCAAATGCTCAATCATAATACGCTCGGCTTCCGCTACAGTATTCTTTTTAAAGTGCTTTGCCCTAGTTCCGTATCCTTTTGCAACATAACCGAAATCTTTATATTTGACTAATCTAGCCTTACCATTTGCTAACGGGTGATTTTCGATTGATTTAATAAATGCTGTCAGATTTTCATCTGGTCGCCAATGTTCTCCAGAATATATAGATTTATATTTTAGAAGAGGTTTTGTTTCTTTTACTCCATCATCAGGTTGTTTGAATTTTAGGTCTACTCTAGCTTTTGAGATAACGGTAGCTTCAGATGGAACGGGACAAACTGTTCCGGCCCACACAAGTACCGATACTACTAAAAATATAGTAGGTAACAATAACGGAATAAAAGTTATTTTACTTAGTGTCATATATGTTTCCTTATTAACTAATCATATAGCAGTCCAACATTGAGATAAAATCATCATCGGCATTCGTAACAATGCTAGACTATAGTTTCACTGGATTAGTTTTTATTATTTTCCCATATTCCTCTAGATAAGATATTTATAGAATCAAAAAGGTGCCGTGACACCTCTGGGTTTGTAGTTAAATTTATAGATGGAAGGTTATCTACGTGATCACGTAGTATTTAGGGATGTTTTTCATTTTCTACTCCTGTGCTTTTTATGTGTATAAAGTGGGAAATAGTGAATGTGAGATATTTATGCGAATAATCATTAATTCCATAAAACATTTTTACTTTCTTCTTCAGCATCTTTTCTTGATTTTTCTATCAATTGTTTCAATCCTTCTTTTTCTGCCAATCTTAGAATTTCCTTTTTATGAGCCAATACAAGTTTTTCTTCATCATATAATTTATTTTGACTAACTGCGTGAGCAAGTGCTATCGCTTCGTGTGGAGTATCTATCCATTCTGATTCCCAAATATCTGTAACAGTACCAGTTGAATCTTTTACCCACCAGAGATGTAATACTCCTATAAAGCCAATATCATCTCCTGCATCAAAACTTTGAAAAATGTTTTTTATTCCCAGAGATTTTAAGAAGGGAAATTTCGGATCCCTGTAGAATTTATAACGAAATTGCATTTCCATTCCCTTACGTAACTCTTGTAATTCGTTAAAATCTATAGATGGTCCGTGTCTAAATTTCATAGTATTTGTAGTTTATTGCCTTGACGGCTTTCGATCTCATTCCATACCGCAGTATATCCTAACTGTAACCATTTTTCTTTCCCGTATGCTTCAACTTCGTGAGGGGAACAGTAATATTCATCTTCTGACATCCATCCCACTTTCTCTCCCTGCCAGGTCAATGCTCCTCTCGGAAAAGTCAATTCACCCATTATATACTGTTTAACGTGTACCATTTCGTGTCCGAGAGTTCTGAGTATCTTGGAGACCCATTCAGAATAATTCAATTCCCTTCCCCAATCATCTTTCTCCATACGATATGGATCAATGATAATCCTAAAATTTCTAGGATTT